ATTGGTTGCCACATACCACTCAAAATATTTTCGTGTGTGATTCTTACGAAGCCAATGTTCAATATCTTTTCTTGTTTTTCTGGATGGTTCAAACGATACTGAACCTGCGGTAAATCCCATAGGTTGCCAGTAATCTAAATTATCATACTGAGATAGACCACCTGCTTTTGTTTTACCATATAATGATGTGGTTGTCACACCGACAAGTTTATCACCATAAGATTGTTCCCACATTTTTTGAATGTCTGTAGTCAGGCACAATAATGCAAGAAGTTTACCACCAACGTAATTGTAACCTAGTGGTTGCAAAGGCACAATCGTAGAACCGATTGCAGTATGATTAATCATTGAACCTTGAGTTTTCTTTTCTCTTGTCCAACCAATGAATGTATCTCTTGGTGTCAAATCAAGGAAGTCGGAACTAATACAAATCACACCAAGATACTTCTTAGTGGGTTTATCTCTTACGATAAAGTTTAGATTACGACCAATGTTACTGTTGTTCTTCATTGTAGAAGAAAATGTACGAATACAATTCCACAATTCAGGTAAGTCTTTACCTTTGTTTGTGCAAACTAGTTCTGGTTCAAGTGCCAAGTATTCATCAGGGTCAGTTGGATTCCAAAAATTGGCCTTAATCTCCTGAATTGCACGGCGTTGTCCTTCATCTGCAAGGACTTCTTTATCACCTTCCCACAAGTCAACAACTTTAACTGTAGGATACTTCTCTTTGATTTCACACCACTTCTGATATAGAGTATACTCCTTGACATCCATCTGTGAAACATAAGTCAGTTCACGGATAGTTTTATCACGGAGTTCTTCTTCATTAATATCTTCAAAAGACTCTGGTGGATTATCTTCTAACCACTTTGCCCATTGTGTTTCTACATCATCAATATGTTTTGCCATTATAAAATTTCATTCATTCGTTTTTCAAATTGTTCATAATACCATTCTTCACTTTTGATAGTATTATCTAGGTAATACTGTTTGATATCATTAAACTTCTTATCAACTTCAGGTATCTTACTATACAGTTCTTCTAAAGAATTTACTCTCTGCCATGAATCTGCAACCAATGTGTTATCTTCATCATATTGTTTCCATACAAATGGAAAGATTCCACATGCAAGTGCTTCATGGTATCTACTTGTAACTGCCTTGTTGTCAAGCCAATTAAAACACAATGTAGTTTTACCTTCCATCAAAATTGGAAGTAGATTATACATTGTATCAATCTTCATGTCAGGTTTAATTGCATTATATTTGCCAATGAAATATGTTTTGAGTTTGGCATCTTTCTTAATCTGTTTAAAGATTAGGTGCCTTTCATCTCCACTTTCCTGATTGTCAATCAACTTTCTCTTATCACAACCCCAATAGATAAAATCATAAGACTGTTCATCAAACAATTTTACAGGTAATGCTCGTGTGATAAAGTGATACTTCATTCCATGAAGACCACCTGGTATATCTGTCTCATCAAATGTTGAGAACTTTCCTATTGTATGCGAATTGAATGTTCTTGTGCGGTAAAGTTCTTCTGTATCGGCACGGTCACTACGAATAATTGCCACATGTTTGTTAACTAAATGTTTGCCAATTTCATTAATGAATTGGTCTGACCTTTCTTTATGCCTTGGGTCTACATACCCTTTAATGTGTTGGAAGAATTCATTCTCACTTGGAATAAGAATCACATCAGCATCTACAATGTCATCTAACTTTTTACGATTGGCAGCATTCCATCCGAAATTACAAACACCATAAGTGTGTTGTGGATTTCTTTCCATGTATTTCTTAAACAGATAATAGAATGAATCCATAATCTGATGTAATGGTTCTTTATAATTGTAACCAGTACGCAGTCGTGCAATTGTTATCTTCATTTTTTACGTCTTACGATTTTCTTAATTAGTTTTGCTTGTTTGCGTTTAGCTTGTTGCATAGCAACTGCACCAACATAATCTGTAAACTTAATACCATTCAAATGGTCTAGTTCATGTAGAAAACATCTTGCAGTTAGACCATCTAATCTTGTTTGTTTTGTTTCACCATTCTCATCTGTGAATTCAACATCAATCCATTTTGGTCGAGGCAAACTCAAAAAGAAAGCAGGGAATGAAAGACAACCTTCATTATCTTTTACAATCTCATCCGAGGTTGCAATCACTTTTGGATTGATACATGCCATTTGAAATTGGTCTGTGCCAATAACAAATACTCTTTCTTTAATTGCACATTGATTGGCTGCAAGACCTAATCCACTATAAAGTTTCATAGTCATCTTCAATCGCTTCACCAAGTTTGTCATACTTGAGTTTGGTAATGTACCAGTGAACTCTGAAATAGGTTCAGACAACATAGGCAATCTGTCATCGAATACCTGTAAAGGTTCAACTTGTGTTTCAGGTTGTTTGATACCTGCGGCAACTGCCGTGTCAATAGTTAAAATATCACTCATCTTTATTTACCCAATCTTCTGCATATGCCTCAGCATCTTCTTCACAATTAAATCTGGCCGTGTAGTATACACCAGTTGCACTCTTTACTGTGGCAAAGTATCCATCTTCATCTCTGAAAACTGTTGCCTCAGTATTATTATCACCAAAATATTTACTTAACTCTCTCATTTCATTATCCTACTAAAGTTATTTACCTTTTCAAATCGAATCACATTGGCAAACTTATCTACCAAAATGTCACCTTTGTGTGAGATAACATATAAGTTTACACCTTCAAGCATGTGAAGAATCTTCATTAGTTCTTCTGTGCCATTTGTATCTAGGCTAGAATCAAACACTTCATCTAGTATCAACAAATTAGTATTAGATGAATTCTTCAACTTGGCAATTGCACGCCATGTCAACATTAATGCCATATCAATTCGTTGTTTCTCACCTTCACTAAAATTGTTGTAGGTGAAATCATCACGGTGCCTTGATTTGATTGTTTCTTTAAACGATTCATCAAGGTTGAAGTTCACAAAGAAGTCTAATGATGCAAGGTACTTGTTCACCAACTTGTTAATAATTGGCAAGTATTGTTTAATAATTTTTGTTTTGATACCTGTATCTTTTAACAGACCAGAAGCAACTTCATAGTATGACTTCTCATCAATAAGAGTTCTTAAATTACTCTTTAACTCAGTTAATGTATCATTTAGAGACTTTAATTCTTCTTCTTCTTTTTCTGTAGATGCCTTGTTTGTTTTTAATTCTTCAATTAATTTTTCTAACTTGACAATGTACTTGTTTGTTTCTGTGATAGAAGTGTTCTTGGTTGCAATCTCAATCTGTAATGCCTGAATTCTTCTTTGAATTTCAGTTATCTGATTTAGTTTAGTTTGTTCTTCCAATAACTTAACTTCTAATTGTGTCAAACCATGTTCACATTCTGTGGCCTTGGTTTGCAAAGTCTGTAACTCCGCCTCTTTAAACTCGGAGGCAATGGCTTGCCTACAGGTTGGACAATCATCATTGTGTGCAAAGAAACTGATATCTTTTCGAAATTTGGATAAGTTGCTTTCAATCTGCGATTCAAGTTTAGTAATCTTCTTGACCTTATCCTCAACCAAAGTCTTTTCTGCCACCAAGTTCTGATTCGTTTCGACTTGTGAGGAGAGGTTAGCAATTTCTGCATGTAAGGTTTGTACGGTATCATTATTGATAAGTATCTCTTTAGCATATTCATTCACCTTGTCTTCATTGTTTTGTTTCATACCTTTGATATGTTTATCTTGTAAATCATATCGTTGTTGCGTTAGTTCAATTTCATTTTTCTTTTGAACCATCACATCTTTATTATTAGTCAATCTATCTTTTAACAAACCATTCATGGTAGAAAAGATTTGAATGTCTAATAAGTCTTCAATGATTGCTCTTCGGTCTGATGACGATAATTGCATGAAAGGAACAAACGATGCAGAACCTAAAATTACAATTTGTGTAAATGATTTGTAATTCAGTTTTAGAATGAACTTCTCAAGGTATTCTTGGTAGTCTCTTGCAGCTGCATCTTGATTCAATAACTCACCATCACAATAGATTTCAAACTTGTTAGGTTTGATACCACGAATGATTTTGTATGATTTGTTATTGGTTGTAAATTCGACTTCAACAATACAGTCTTTACTGTTGATTGAATTTAATAGATTAGGTTTGTTGACATTACGAAATGCTTTACCAAACAAACCAAAACATAATGCATCAAGCATTGTTGATTTGCCAGAACCATTCTCACCAACAACGAGTGTGTTGGTGTTATTATCTAATTTTATTTCAGTAAAATAATTACCAGTTGAAAGTAAGTTCTTCCAACGAACATAACGAAAGGTTATCATTCAGTAGTTTCTGTATTCAATGCCTCGATGTAGAGTTCTCTCATTAGAGTTTTTAGTTTATCACTCTCAACATTCAAAGTCAAATTATCAATGTACTTGGACAAGATTGTCATAGTATCTTCTGCTTGGTCAATCAGTTCTTGGTCGTTCTCAATTACTGTATCAGTAAAATCTTCAACAATAGAAATGTCAGACACGCCTGCTTTATATAGGTTATCAACAACAGTATCAAACAAGTAAGGGTTCTGTTTGTTAACAACAATCACCTTTACATAAGTTTCTTTCAATGAATCATAATCAAATGACTTCCAAAATTCAAAATCAGTTACCGCATCATCATAAGATATCTTATGGAACATACGATATGGATTCTGTATGAATTCTAGTTCACGGGTACTTGTATCAAAGGTATGAAATCCTCTTGGGTCATTATAGTCAGCCCAAGTCATCTCGCCTGGTGTGCCAACATAATAGATGTGACCATCATTTGATTTATGATGAAAGTGTCCAGTCAATACGATATCATACTTGTTTAAAGGTTGTTTGTCAATACCACCATGGCAAACATTACCACGATCCATTTCAAACCCATCAATTTCAAAGTGACCAAAACAAATTTGATTTGTACTATTCTTTATTTGCGTAAAGATTTCTTCTTGATTCTCAGCGCAAAGCCAAGGTACAATATCAATTCCCACACCTTCAAATGATATCGAATCGAATCTATCATAGATTGTAATGTTTTCATATTCTTGTAATAGTAGACCAGTAGAGTTCACCTCAAGTGTATTCTTAAAGGCAACATCATGGTTACCAAGTAATGTGTGAAGTGAAATATTGTTGTCACGGAGTTTCTCAAAGAAATATTTACGACACAGATACAATGAGTTGAAGTTAATAAACTTCCTGCGGTCAAATAAATCTCCAAGTTGAAAAACCGTATCAATCTTATTTTCGATTAGATACGGAAAAAATACTTCGTCATAGAATTTTTTATAATAACGGTGAAACTCTAAAGAATCACCACGCATACCAAAATGCGTATCACCTAGAATACAAATTTTCATGCTAATTGTTTTTTGAAACCTTCAATTTCATCTTTAAGGGCCAGTTTTTCTTTCTTCAGTACCTTAATGATATGTTCATTGCCATGATTATTAAATGCCTCAGTTATTCGGGCATCAAGTTCATCGTGTTTTTCTTGTAAGTGGGAAATATGATGTTCGATTTTTTCTTTATTCATTTACACTCCTTATATTAGAATAACACAATTTTAATTATTTGTCAATGGCTCTTCAGGCAATTCTTCAATAAACTTTTCTAGGCCTTTTGTCTTGCCTTCTTTTTTCTTTTTCTTATTGTCTTCAAAGTTTTGGATGAATTCGGAAATGTTTTCATACATTTCAAATTGTTTCATATTGCCGTCTGAATCTTCATACATTTCAAATTCATCAAGTATACCAAACTGTTCTGTTGCCTTATATTTGACATAGAGTTGTTTTTTCTCTTTCATAATACGGCGTAGAAAAGCAAAGTAAATGATTTGGGTAAAATATGCAAATGGATTCTTTGACTTATCAGGGTCAAAATTACGGAAGTACATCAAACAGTTTTCAATGCCGTCTGAAATCATTTCATCACGGAAAGAATAAGAAAAGAAATTAGGCTTGCGAGACAGATGCTCTGCAATCTTTAGAAAACACTCTCCAATATAATTTGGAATCTGTGGATCCTGTTTACCTTCTTCTTTGGCAACAACACAATTCTTTTTGTATTGTATTAACGCCTCTAAAAAATCGGCGTTGTTCACATAATGTTTTGGTTTCTTCTCACTCATATTTGCCTTCTTTAGCTGTTGACAAACGGCTTGACATGTCGTATACTGACGGTGTTCCGTTTGAAATTAATAATTAATGTAACC